ACAGCGATAGAAATGCACATAGCAAATTTTTCGAGTGAATTAAATGGATGTATAGCTCTTGGAGATTCTATATCGTGGTTTTCCAAAGAAAAGCGTTTTGGTGTTACAAATTCTGAAAAGACGTTTAAAAAGTTTATGATTGCAATGAATGGAGATCAAGAAGCGATTTTGCATATATTTGGAGCAAGCGAGGCTATGCTATGACGGTTCTTTTGAAAAACGAAATTGTAATGCAATTTGATTCTGGAAGAGTATATAAACTTGATAGAGTTGCAAAAACAATTACAGTATATGCAAACGAAGCGGCATATACGGCGAGCAATCCAATTGGATCGCTTACATCTTCTGAGTTTGTAGAAATATATGATTTTATTAAGGGTCAAACAACATAGCGGAAAACTTGCCAGATGTTATTTCTCTTTCCCCAGAAAAGGCGGTGATGACAAATGAGGAAGTAATCTTAGTGGTGTTTTGTGGATATCATAGTGATATCTCATATGAAGAATTGTTTGTCGAAGGAGGAAAGTAAGATGTCGGTTCAAGAACAAAAAGAAGTTGGGGTTGCTATTGTAGAAATGTTCTATTCTCTTAAGGATGGAGCTACGTTTGATGATATTTTGGTGGCTCAGAAACTTGTTATGTCGATGATTGCTGCGGCCAACGATATTAAGGAAGATGCGGATAGCGCAATTTTGATGGCTGTTTCTGGCGCATCCGAATGTCTTGCCAATAAGTTTAAAGGAACGAAGCCACCGATTACTCCGTAAATAGATAGGAGGAAAAAGAAAAATGGGAAACGATGAACAGAAAGTTGTTGTTACAATAGTAAGTATTATCATGTCTTGGATTTTGGGGAAAATCCAAAAAAAGAAGGTTTCCCTTCCGAATGATTCTATTCCATTTGTAAACTCAACTTTGATGGGAATTGGTGGCGCTGCCGTTGGATTTCCGGTTGAAGCTCTTGCTGGCGCTATTATTGCAAATGGAGCGCATTTGGTTGCGAAATTGTTTGTCAAGAAGGATTCCAATCCAGCCGTTTGAAGGTAACCTATATGGCAAAAAGAAATGTTTGGGCACTTCTAAATAAGAAAGGGATTGAAAATGTTTATACCCTGCACAATCCACGGGTATTTGCAAAAGCTTTTGGATTAAAGGTTCCTATTTCTTATTGTGCTCACGAAGATTGCATCTATAAATCAAATTCAGCCTGTCCCGCTGGAGCATTAAAAAAGAAGTGCCCAAACAAATCTTTTCTTGATTATTCTGATGGATGCCATTACTGTATATCTAAACCGTATCAGTCAGAAGTTTTAAGAGAATCTCTTACTGGAAAAAAACCAATAATATTGACAATAACTGGTAGGGGGACTGGAAAATCATCTATTTTAAATACTCAAAAAGCTTTGATGGAATTAACGATAGAGCCATATATAAGAGGATTGTTGTTTGGATGTGATAGGCCGGTTCCAGCGAAAGTTATTGTTGTTGGGAATACGAAAGATACTGCTGTTCTTTTGAGAAATTCTATTCACGGAGTATTGGAGTCGAGTGAAATTTTATATTCTATGGTAGTTGACGATACAAAAACATATGTAAAATTTGATAATGGATCTGAACTATTTGTAAAAACAGCAGGAGCAGATGGTAGAACAGTAAGAGGATTTCATGCAGATATGATAAAAAATAGACACGGGAAAGATGTTCCATGTACTATTGTATATATATTTGATGAAGCTTGCTTTGCAAGAGCAAGGGCGATTGTTTCTGAGGTTATGAAACCATCTTTGCAAATAGGAAACGTATTTAGTCAGATATTTATAACATCTACTCCATATGGAAGGGCCGGAGAAATCTATGAAATGTTCCAAAATCCAGGAGATTCTGTTTCTGTAAATAATTTTGCATCATATCACAATAAATATACAAACTTGGATCTTTTACTTGATTTTAGGAATAGACTTGAAAGAGCGGGAGCATCTGCAATTTACAATAGAGAAGTTCTTGGTGTATTTGAATCAGAAGAAGGATTGTTCTTCCCGTTTATGGTTTGGGAAAAATCCATAGACGACAATCTTGATTGGATTACATTCGACGAAATAGAAAGATTCGCAAACGACGATGTTTCATATGTTGGGAGTTTTTATCTTGGATTAGATCCAAATCAGTTTAAGCAGGTTACAAATGGAGATTTTTCTGGATATACACTAATACAGGTATCTAGAAATAGAGAACAGGTAAAAGCGATATCTTATGGAAAATATCTTATGGACATTGAAGATAAATTTATAGATAGAATTAGAAAAATAAATAAAGTTTTTAGACCGAAAATAATATGTTGCGGAAACAGTGGATATTTATCCATTCTTAGGAGAGAAGGATTTGAGGTTTATCCTGGTAGTAATAACTCTTCAGATTTATTAAGATCAATGTCTTTAGCTAAAATAGATATGGTTCATGGAGTTTATAAACAACCATCATCTCAAGAATGGGAAGATGAGAGAAGAAGTTATATTCCAAAAGATCCAGGAGAAAATTCAAACATACCAAGATTGGATCATCGTGGAGAATGGGGACAAGGATATACAAGTGATTTGATGGATACTCTTTCGTTTGTATATCAAAAAATAATCGAGGACTATGGACTTGGTTCTATTCCAACCCCAGAAGTTGCTTCTGGTTCCTTTGGAAGAATATCAATATCTACTCTTGGTGAATATGAATCACTTGTTCGTAATTCAGCACGAAGGATGGGGATGTTGACAAAATGAGCATTATCACAGAAATTATGAATCGTTTGCGTCCATCTGTTGTTCAAAAAACAATAGATTCTTCTCCTATTGCTGGATATGGATCTGCCGATGGAATGATATATGGAGAATTTGATAAGTTATCTAGAATTATAGATCAGGGTAGCAGACTGGATATAATGGAGCAAGTTAGAGAGATGGCATTAGAGGGAGCTATTGCAGATAAGGCATTAGATAAACTTTGCGAAGATGCTACTTCTTCTGAGATTAACATTGATGCTCCTCCTAGAAGAAAAAAGATTATTTCTGAATTATTAACTAGAATAGGATATCCTGATGTTAGAAAATCGTTGTTATATATTATGCTTAGAGATGGAGATCTATTTGTTCAATTAGCATATGAACCATTTGTTATTGATACTTCAAAGATTGGTAGAATTTCTAAGATAATGGTAATGCCATCTGAAACAATGATTAGAAACAGCAATGAACAAGATGAATTTGATGATATAAACAGATCTTTTGCTCAAGTAGATACAATTGTTAATGGATTATATGGAGAGCCAAAAACTTGGTTCCCGTGGGTCAAAATTATTCATGCTAGAAATGATCCACACAAAGGAAAGTTTTTTAGATATGGGTGGTCGATGTGGGCTAGTGGTATAAAAATTTACAATATGGCTATGATGTTATTGGAAGATTCTGCTATTATGAGACATCTAGCTACTCAAAAAATTAGGGTTCATTATATTGGAAGAGAATCTCAGGCCGGAGTAGATGCCACTCTTATAAAAGATTATCAGAAAAATATTATGGCACAGATGAATCAAAGTACAACAGATTTGTTTATAGACGGAAGAAATGTAGTAGAAGATATTGGGGGGACAAGAAATGTAGTTGGATCTGTAGACGATGTAATGATGGCTCTTTCTATTTTAGCTATAGCAGTAGAGTATCCCATAGATCTTCTAAGTGGAATGATAAATAGAGGATCTGGTGGAGAAGAATTATTCAGGAAAGAAACTGTTTTGAAAAGAACAGTAGAATCTATCATAAAAAAGGAAAATCAACAAATTCTTAAACCTATGATAGATAGAGAACTAATGTTAGCCGGAGCGTTTGGAGAATATAGGATAACAACATATCCCGTTACTTTTGAAGATCAAAACAAAAGATCAAAAAGAGGACTTGGAGAAGTTTCATCTCTTCTTAAATCTCCAAGAACATTTCACGAAGAAAATAACGATGAAATTGGATGGGATAAAGAATTGGTATATTTAGAAGAAGATCTTAAAAAAATAGAAGAACTTGCAGAAAGATATCCAACTGCAATTTCTATATTATCAAAATCTACTGGAAGAAAAGATCCTCAAGCTGGAAATTCTGGTGAGAGTAAAGAAGTAGACGATCAACAAGATCGCTCTA